CGCCCTCCGGTGCGCGCAAGGTCGACCCCTCGATACTGGCGAGCTGCAAATAGCTCTCAAAGGTATGGATGATGGTCTGGCGGTCGCGTACCCCATCCGCTGCGGCGCTGTACAGGAGCGCCTTGCCGCGCGCGTTGGAGAGCCAGCCGGGTCGCTCATCCAGGCCCAAGAGCACGCGCGGATAGCTGGAAAGCGCTAGCAGCACGGCATGGCCGTGGTTGTTGCGCTCGACCAGGAGGAACGCCTCGTGATACCATAGCCCGATGGTGACGGCGTAGCCAGCCAGCGCGGAGGGTTGCAGCTTGCCCTTGAGCACGGCGGCTTCTTCGCCGGTGGTCGCATCCAGCACCGTCAAGGCACTGTCGTCGCTGGTGGGGTTGCCCTCGGCGGGGTCCAGCCCAACGGCGTAGACGTGACCACGCTGCGGCGGCACATACACCACCAGATCGGGGATGGCGGGCGCGTCGGTGGCTGTGACTGGCGGCTGCTCGCGGTAGCACTGTTCTAGCCAGGCGGCGGCGATGCGCTTATCGAGCGAGCGCGGGGCCAGCGCCTCGGTGTCACTCGCCGGATACTGCTCGTGCAAGTCGTCGAGTGCGCCAGTGCGTGAGAGCACATCCCGCCGCTGGGCTTCGTACCAGGCCGCATCCCGCTCGGGCCTGATGTACCAGGGTAGGAAGACCGATACCCAGGAACTCGCACCAGCCTTCGCGCCACGGTAGATCCGCTTGAACTCACTGTTCGGCTTGGATTTGTCGGAGCGGCTGAGGAGGATCATGCGCCCGCCGCCGTCGATGGTCGGCTTGACCGCCCGCATCAGGCGCCCCAGGTCCGGCACGAGGTCAGCTTCATCGACAATCGCCAGCGTCGCCGTGTAGCTATCGCCGGCACTGGTCGGGAACGCCCGCGCGATCGAGCCACTCGCAAAGGCCCACTCGTGGTCGTTGGCGGCAGTGACCGCTGATGTCTTCTGTAGCCAATCGGGCAGCCGCGCGTACATCCCGCGTAGCCGCTCGTCACCGAGCAGGTAGACCGCCTCGTCGTCGCGCCGGCTGAACAAAAGCACGGTCGCCGCTGGGCGAAACAGCAACAGCCACAGGGTGAAGCCCAGACATAGCCAGGTCAGCCCCAACTGGCGTGCCTTGAGGATGATCACCAAGAGCGCAGTCTCGATCGTCTTGAGGGTGCGAAACTGCGCTGGCCAGAGGTGGAATGGCACCCACATCCGCAGCGTGGCATCGTACATCTGCCCGTGGTGGTACAAAAAGTACGCCGGGCTCTCGGCACAGGTCAGCCATTCTGCTTTCTGGGCGTTGTTCACCACACCGCTCCTCTCCCGAGGCCCAGCACCAATCTAACGAGACCCATCTGCCGCCCACCAGAACGCCAGGAAAACCAGAATTGCGAGCACAACGCAGATCAGCAACCACCCGAGCCAATTCACGGCACCAGCGGCTCGACTGGTGTGGCAGGCACCTGCACCGCTTCGCCGATCTGAATGGGGAGCAATTCGCTGGTTCGGTTCAGCCGACTGACGAGGTCGTTGAACACATTCGAGCCACGGCTGATCAGCAGCCCCGTCAGCACGCTGCCGACGAGCGGGATGCTGGCCGGATAGCCCAGCAGTGCGAGTAAGTCGGCGCCGTAGGCCAGGCAGAGTAGTACACCCAGCACAGCGGCGGCATAGGGTTTGTAGGCCGATGGGATGGGGCTGCCGAAGTACTCAACCAGTGCCTCGACCACAATCACTAAGACCAGAATCACGGCAAACGGGGTCATGCGTTCCTCCTTATGGAAATATGACGTGTCTGATCGCGTCCAGCGCCAGCGCACTGAGGAGCGCGAAGAACGGCGCCCCCATCCAGGCCAGCGTCTTCAGGCGTTGTTTCCAGGCGTCTAATTCGTCTTTGACCAGCGCGACCGAACGCCGCGCCTCGTCTGCCGCCAGCATGGCACGGCTGTAGTCGCCGCGTAGCGCGGTCATGGCAATCCGCACCTCCTGCTCAGTCAGCGCGATCTGCTCGAAGCGCGTATTGCCCCGATTGAGCTGGGTCAGGGCTTCTTCCAGCCGCTGCCCGAGCTGTTCCACATCACGGCGCAGCAGCAACAGCAACTCATGGTCAGTCGGTTCAGGCATCGCTACCTCCAGCCTGCCACGGCTCCAGCGCCTCGACACGACCGATCAGATCAACCACCAGCGTGCGTACATCAACGATCTTGGTCTGCACCAGATCGAGCCGCTGCTCGATGCGCTGGGCCTCACTGAGCTGCCGGTTGCGGTCGCGATTGAGTACCGTGTTGATGCGCTCCATGATGTGGCGCGCGAGATCGGCCAGCTCCGGCGGCAGCGTGTCAAGATAGGCGATCCATTCCTGGTCGTTCACGCTCCCTCCCCTATGCTTTCTCCAACAGACCCGACCAGATCCAGCCACCGCTAGCGAGGAAGCGCCAGACGGCATTGCCCTGGTAGGGCTGGCCGTCGCTCGTCGAATAGAGCACTTGCACCCGCTCGCCGACGGGGATGCTCCTGAGCGGCGGATTAGAGAGCCGTGAAGGCTGCATCCGCACCAGCGCTGGCCCGAGCTTGACCACATAGCTGCCCGCGCTCGCATCAGGCTGCTGCGCGGCGTGGTGGGCGTTCGCCGCTGTCGCGATGGCGGTCAGGTCGCAGTTCGGCCCAGGGCAGTTCGTGCGGCTGTGGGGGCTGATCTCGTTGTGGCCGATCAGCGTGGAGTGCGGCTGGTAGACCAGGCCGCTCTCTTGAGCGATGTACTGCAACACGTCGAGGTTGGCCTGATACATTGGCGCGGTCCAGCGCTCCCACCAGAAGCCCTCGTGCTCGACGCTGACCGTCACCTTGTTCGGGTCCATCCCTGGCGTCAGACGTACCCAGGACGGACTGACGGGCATACCCTCGGGGTCGATCGCCTGATTGCCCACCCAGCGCAGCCCATTGGCCCAGGTCCGATCTCTGATGCTGGCGAACTGGGTAATGTGCCCAGCCTTGTCAACGAAGAAGTGCGCGCTCGACGAGGGGCTGGTCGTCTGTAGCCAGGGGATCGAGCCGCGCGCCGTGCCCTGCGCGATGTGCAGCACGACTGCCAGTAGCAGAAAGTCGCCGCGATAAACTTTCGTGGTGGGCTTGCGGTCGGCTCCGGGCATCCAGCCGTCGCTCATGATGCTGCTCCCTGCATGCAAAAAGCCCCACCACCACGGTGAGGCCAAAGGGCGAGACCGCAGGATGGGGCCGAGACGACATCAAGTGTCGTGAGGGCGTTCGATTGTCGTGCTGGTGGGTAGCTACTCCTTCAGCCGCAGCCCAAGCCGATACTGCTTATTCAAGCCCTGGACGATGAAGAGCAATCCCCGGCAGAGGATGAGGGCAAAGGTCCGCCACTCCTCATGCTGGGCAGATGATAGCACATCTGTGCGCTCTTGTCTAGTGGCATCGTCTCGCTGGGTCTCACGCATCGTCGTAGCCGCTCCTAGCTGGCTTATGGTACTGCTGGTTCCTCGTCGGTAAACGTCTGTGCTTCCCAGGCGCTGGCCGTCTCGCGTGCCTGGGCCAGCTCGATTGCGCTGACGCTCACCATGATCGGCCCGCCGCCAGGGCCAGTGTGCTCGAACGAGGCGCGCTCGCGGTACTTCTCAGGCCGGGCCGCCTTCAGTAGAAAGATCAACAGGGTGTCACTGTACTCGTGCTCAACGTAGGGCACCAGCTCGGGGGCGCCTTGGGCATCTTTGACGACCAGCCCGTCAGGCCCCAGAGCCGGTACCATGATCGGGCGGCCTCGATCGAACTTGTACTGGCGCACACCTGCATACGCCCGCCGTCGTGCCTCCGCTTCGAGCAGATCCGCCGCCTGGTCGAGCGCAGCATCCCAGGCGTTTGCGAAATCAGGATCACTCTTGCGACGATCGTAGGCCGTCCAGCGATTGATGCCTGCTGCTTCACAGGCAAGCCGCACATTGCCGAGTTCAGACAGACTCGCCAGGAACGCCCTCTCCCAGCGCGGCGCGCGTTTTTTAGGTGTTGGGTTTTGTAAGGTATCACTCACAAATTACCCACGCCGGCCAGACCGACCGGGCGCATCTGGCGCAGTTCGGTGATACGATTGCGGAGATTCAGAGACACAAAAGAAAAGCCCTTCCGCAGCGCGGACAGGCGTAGCACAAACATTCTACTCGCAACCTGTGGGATCTGTCAAGAGGTGCGGGGATGGGCCTATGTAGTAGCGTCCTACGCAGAGGACACAAGATGTGCTATGATAGGGCGGCACACGACCCCGGCGCAGCGTGACAGGCGTAGCGGCACCACGCAGAGCCGGGGTCGTTTTGTGATAGCGGCCCGAGAGCGGGCCGGGGTTATTTCAATTGGGCTTCCTCTACCCCGCTCCCTGCTCATTCTCGGCCACCGGCACTGCCTCCTGCCTCGCCGCCCGCTCCAAATTCAGCGCCAGCAGCCGCGCCAGGATTTCCTCGTCGCTCAGGTCGTGCGGCCAGCCGTAGGCGTCGAACACTGCCGCGTCGAGTCGCTTGTGGGCCTGGTCCAGCCAGTCGGGGCGCCGGTTGTAGAGGTTGGTCAGCGTGCGCTTCTCAAGAGGCATCTCTGGTGGGCCGTTTCCCGCAAGCCATTCATCGCGCAGGCGCACCAGCTCGCGGGCGGCCTCGGCGATGGCCCCGACGTGCGGGTCGTCCTGCGGCTCTTTGTCGGGCGGCCACGGGAAGGGGAAGGTCTCGAAGCAGGTTGTATTGTTGTATACCGGATCGTTACCAACGCCCTGCCGAGATGATGTCGCCAAAGCCCAAACCTCATGGATATGTGACTGGAGGACGCCGAAAAAGTAGTTGTCTTCACGCGCGATGATGAAGAGTTTATGATCAGCCACTGTCGGGTGTGTCAACCAGGCAAATAGTCGGTGCCTCGCAACAGACGGTGTTACGATGAAACGTTTGAGGGGCATAGTAGCCGCCCTCAATGCTGGACGCGGTTCAACGTGAATCCACCAGCGCTCACGGTAGGAAGGGCGGTTGTTCTTGAGCCGTTCCGGTTTGACCTCCCGCTCAATGTGGGCAAACGGCAGCTCATACAGTGCCGCATCTTCCATCGGCATGTCGACGCCAAAGTCAATGATCCACATCCCACGTAGTCGGCGGGTGATGTCCAACCCATTAACCCAAGGCCGTACGACATCGGTGTTGGGGCGTCCATTCGGGTTGAGTGGTGCATTGATCAACCTCACCGCTACATCTGTTGTGATATCGAAAGCCCCCCCTTTGGTGTCACCCATAAATGCTAAATTGGCGTTTTCACGAAGCCTTCGTGCTGTGGTGGTGTTAGTCAAACTGGTGAGGTTTGGATTGATGGTCGTCACCTGCGCGCCATCGAGAGTATAGTGCGTCTCGCTACCGTTATCGAAACCGACCATCGAAACACGAACTTGGGCGCCGTCCAAAATCCAGGGACGATCACTCCAGGCCATGAAGATATCGCCGATTTGCTTGATGCGCTCCAAGATA